AGGGCCGATACCCGCAGGCCGACGACGATGAAGTGAAGGAGCGGGCGATTGTCTCGCTCGATGTCGCGGATATGACGGAGGCGGTGTACGCGCAGATCGCGCCGGCATTTGAGGACGCGGGGGCGGTCGAGTTTGAGGCGCTGAATGGGGAGGACGAGACTGCGGCGCGGATGGAGTCGGAGATCGTCCGGGCGATGCTGATCGAGGGCCGGGGGAGCGATGGGGCGTTTGTCGCCATCACGGAGGCAGTCAAGAATTGCCTCTTGACGCGGAAAGGCGTGATGGCGCTCGACATCGTGAAGGAGGAGGCCGAAACGCCGGAGAAGTGGGAGCTTGTGCCGGAGCTGGCGGTCGCGGACAAGCTCAACCCGACGCAGGAGGGGCAGCGCGTCGAGGAGGTGACGGTAAAGGAGATGACGCCGGCGGAGATCGAGAAGGCGGGCGGGGCGCCGGAGGGTGTCGACGGGCCGTTCTATCGGATCAGCCTGACGCGGGTTGATGTGACGCGCCGGCTCGAGATCGAGGCGGTGAGGCCGGAGGATTTCGTAACGTCGAGCGTGACGGAGAGGGATCCGAACAAGGCGCGATTTTGCGCTCATCGGATCGTCCTGACGCGGGCGGCGCTGGTGTCGCATGGGATCGATGAGAGCGTCGCGGCGAGCCTGCCGGCGTGCGATCCGACGGCGTATGTGATGAACGTGACACGCTCGCCAGGCGAGGATGCTTTCAATGCGGCGCAGAAATCCGGGGATCTTGTCGAGGTGTGGCGGTGCTATGCGCTCCTCGGAAAGACGAAAGACGCGGCGCGAGGGGAGCGGTATCGGTTCCTGTATTCGCGTGACGCCGGGAAGGTGCTGACGGATCCGGAGCGGGTCGGGCTTGTCTGCTATGCGGTCGGCAACACGATGATTTTCCCGCATCGGCTCGACGGCGTGAGCTTGTTCGATCGGCTCGGGGAGATCCAAGAGGCGAAGTCGCTCGCGCTCCGTCAATGGGCGGAGAATCTGACGCGGCTCGCGCGTCCCCGGCTCGGCGTCGACGAGACTCTCACTAATCTTGATGATGCGATGGACGCGACGCAGGATGTGATTCGCGTCAAGGGGCCAAACGCGCTCATTCCGATCCCGATCCTCGATGCCGGCGGCTCCGCGATGGCGTTCATGGATTATCAGGATCGGATGCGGAGCGAGCGGGGCGGGGCGTCGCTCGATATGCAGACGGCAACGGCGCAGATCGCCACTAATCAGACGGCGCAGGGGATCGAGCGTCAATACAGCGTGAAGGAGCAACTCGCGGCGATGATGGCGAGGACGTTCGCGGAGACAGCTCTGCGGAGCGTGTACCGGATCGCGCACTATCTCCTGCGGACTCAATGGGGGGTTTCGATCAATGCGAAGGTCGGCGGTCAATGGGTCGCGGTCGATCCGGGCCAATGGCGCCCGCGTAATGGGGTGCTGATCCGCGTCGGGCAATCGCATACGGAGCGGATGCGGCGGGCGCAGGCGCTCGGGCAGGTGCTCCAACAGCAACAGGTATTCATGCAGGCGGGGCTCGACGGCGAGCTGGTCGATCAGAGCAAGCTATTCAACGCGGCGAGCGATTGGATCGCGGCGACGCAGCTCCGGGCGCCTGATCGGTATCTCGTCGATCCTGCGAGCCCGGAGGCGGCGAAGGCGAGAGAATCGAAGCAGCAGCAGCAGCAGGCGCAGCAGGCGCAGGCGGCGGCGTTGCAGCGGGCGGTGATGCTCCTCGAGAAATACAAGGTCGACATCGAGGCGCTGACGAAGGCAACGGAACAGATCGTGAAGGCGGCGATCGAGGAGGCGAAGCTCACGCTCGCGCCGGAGCCGTTGCAGGCGGCGCAGATGGTGGCCGGGGAGAATCGGGATCAGGCGAACGCCGACGCGAACAAGAGCGAAGCAGCGGCGTCGCCAGGCGGAGCGGGCCGATGAGAGGGAAGCAAGAGCGCCGCGCGATGGCGCCGCGCCAGTTCGTTACGGAGCTGGCGCGGCTCGTTGAGTCGGACGTTTGGAGCGAGCTGCGCGTATGGTGGCGGCGTCAATGTGTCGAGCGGATGCTGGACGCAAAGACGCCGGAAGCTCGGGAGCTGATCGCGCTCGAGCTCAAGGCGGCGGGCGGCTTAATGGGAGCGATCGAAAACGAAGTGTCGAACAATCGGAGACTGATCGATGGACGAGTCACGCGATACAAGCGGGCTCCGGGAAGGGCATCCGGAGAAGGTGCAGGCGAAGATCGACGCGGTAAGGGAGCGGAGGGCGTCGCCGGCGGATCTGCGCGTGCAGAGGGCGGAGATTCTGCGGGAGGCGCTCAGTAATGCCGGAGTCCAGCGCGACGCGCCAGCCGGCGAGGATAAGGCGGCTGCGGGAGCCGATCGGGAAGGTGCTCGGGATGCGGATCCGGAGGATCGGGATCGAGGGGTGGCAGAGGGCGCGGGAGATGAAGGCGCGGGCGAGGGTGTCGCCGGCGAGGGTAGCGAAGGCGAGCCGCTCACGATCGAGGGCGTTGCGGAGAAGCTCGGGATCTCCAATGCGGAGCTCAACAAGGTCAAGCTGAAGGTCGGGCCGGACGAGCTGACGCTCGGGGAGCTCAAGGCGGCGCTCCCGAAGGTGGCGAAGCTCGAGGCCGATCGGGAGGAGTTCTCGGAAACGCAGAACAATTGGAGCCTGCAAAAGCTCGAGGAGGAGCGCACGCTCCTGACGGTCTACGATCAGCTTGAGGGGATGTTGCCGCCGCGTGCAATCGAGGCGATCCGGGGGTATATTCAGAAGCAGGAGAGTCGAGAGCGTGCTCTCCTTCAAAGCGCCCGTCCGAAGTGGAGCGATCCACAATACAAGGAGGGGCAACTCGAGCGGATGGCGGACGCGGCCGGAAAGTACGGCGTCACGCGGGCCGAAATCAAAGCGATCAGCGATCATCGCATCGTCCTGATGTTGGAGGACTTCGCGGCGATGAAGGCGAAGATCGAAGCAGCGAAAGAGGCGGCGCGTAAGGTGGCCGGCGAACAGGTCAAGTCGCCAGGTCAGGCCGGCGCCGGGGAAATTCGATCGAGTCGCAAGGCGGGGCAAATGTCCAGAGGGACAGACGCGCGAATTGCGGCGCAACTTTCAAGGATAAGGCGATGAGTCTCGTGACGATGACGGCGGAACGCGCCCGCGCATATGGCGGTCTTGTTCCGGAGGATGTTGTTGATAAGGTGTGGCAGCTCATGGAGTTCCCGCTCCCGTTCACCGATATGATCGGTGCGGGGACGACGGGCTCGAGCGTGACGAGCTGGCTCGAGGATGACTACGCGGCGCCCGATCTGACGAATGCGATCGTCGACGGCGCGGACGCGAGCGGGACGGACAACAACCGGCTCCCGACGCGCGTCCAGAACATTTGTCAGATCATGGACAAGGAAATCTCCGCGTCCAATCGCGCCCGCGACGGAAAGACTCTCGGGATGGGCGATCCGTTCCAGTATCAATTCGAGCGCCGGCTTGTCGAGCTGAAGCGGGATCTCGAGGCGATCGCGCTCTCTCCGCAGGGATCGGTGCATGACGCTGGCGGCTCGACTCCGGGCAAGCTCGGCGGTCTGGACGCGATTATCAAGACGCACGCGAAGGTATCGGCGGGCGGTGCGGCCGGCGGCTTCAACTCGTCGACGGGTCTGATCGTGGCGCCGACGGACGGGACGGCGGCGCGTGCGCTGACGGAGACTCTGATCCGCGACACGATGCAGGAGATCTATCAGGACGGGGGCAATCCGTCGGTAATCATGGCGACGCCGACGGTGATCCGGAAGTTTTCCGCCTTCATGTTCTCGGGCTCGGCGCAGATCGCCACGCTCTCGAGCGATGTGGCGGAAAAGCGTACGGGCGCGGTGGCGACGGGATCGGTCAATGTCTACGCGACCGATTTCGGGATGCTCTGCGAGCTGGTCGCAAACCGCATTCAGCAGCCGACGGATACGAATGTGTCGAGCCTGTTCATCCTTGATCCGTCGGGCATCGAGTACGCTTACCTACAGCGTCCGGTGATGCATATGCTCGCCAAGGCGGGGCTTGCGGACAAGGGGCAGCTCTATCTCGACGCGACTCTGCGGGTGTGGAACGAGCGCCATCATGGGGTGATCCGGGACATTGACGAGACAGCCGCCGTGACAGCTTGACGCCGGAGGGTTCCCGCGCCATGATCCGGCGGTAGCAAGTCTCCAAGGGTGCGGGATCTCAGCCGCGCCACCCTCTACCGGGTGGCGCGGCTTTTTTTCGGGGGTCGGATGTTCTACAGGTCGCGGAAGGCGAAGCTCGAAACGATCGCGGCGATGCGGCGGGAGATGGTGATCCGGGATCGGGAGGGGCTCGGGCGCTGGACGCTCTCGATCCCATTCGAGGATTATTTCCGGATGCTCAAGCGGCATCCAGAGCTCGCCAGCAAGGATCCGAAGGTGAAAAGCGAGTTTTATCGGAAGTTCATCCGCTCGGAGGCGTCCTTGCCTTACCGGGTGCAGGAGAAAGCATGAGGGGAATTTACCGTGCTCGCCAGGGCGTGCAGCGCGTAACGCCTAATTTCGGGAATTTCGCCTTCGTCAAGGGCGGGGCGAAGGCGATCCGGCCGGTATTCATCGGGCCGGGGACGGGGCCGCTCTCATGGACGCAGGGCGTTCCAATCACGCCGATCGACTACCGTCACCTGTTTCGGGGGCCGGGGGAGTTTTTCGGGATCAATGTCCCGCCGGGGGTGACGATCAATCGTCAGACGGGCGTGCTATCCGGGACGCCGACGGGGACGGGGACTTTTCCGATGGGGATTTCGCTCGCGTATGTGACGGCGGATCTGTTCGCCACTACGGGAGCGGTCACGGTCACGGTGGCAGCATGAATTACGGAGAGATCAAGTCGGCGGTGAGGGATTACGTTCATCGGGCCGATCAGAAAACGCAGGCGAACGAGGCGCGGGCGGTGCAGCTCGCGCAGGCGGTTCTCGGGCGCTCCTTCTATCCGCGCGAGGCGTACGTTTATGTGCCGTCGATCCCGATCGTGAACGGGCTCGGGGATCTGCCGGCGGACTTCTCGCAGGCCGATTCCGTCGGCTCCTCGATCGGGCAGCTCGAGTGGATCTCGACGCGGGAGTATGACTCGAGGAAGCTCTCCGGCGACTACGGCGCCGCGTATGCGCTCTCCGGGAAGCTGATCCTTGTCGATCCCGCGCTGGTCGAGATCTCGCTCGGGTATTACGCGGTGCCGGCGGCGCTCTCGGTTGACTCGGATACGAGCTGGCTCTCGGAGTCATATCCGGATGTCTTGCTCTGGATGGCGGTCGCGGAACAGCATCGGTTCATTGAGGATTTCGAGGCGGCGGCGATCGCCACGCAGCACGCGGCTGCGCTGGCTCAGTCGGCGTCGGATTGGTCACGCCGGGGCGAGGGTTCCGGGGGCAAGCTACGGATGAAGGGGCGCTAGATGGCACTCGAAGATCTGACGGGAAGTGACAAATTCATCACTTCGCTCGTGCCGGCAAATCCGGCGGGCGGGGACGATCGGCGCGAGGGAGACAATCACATCCGGGGGATTAAGAATGTTCTCCTTAACACATTCCCGAATGTGGATTCGCAGATCTATCTCAGCGACGAGCAATTCAACGCGCTGGCGAACGCGATCATCGCGCAGACGGACGCGCACTTAAAGACGCTTCTCATCGGGACGGACTTCGCAAATCCGGCTCTCTTTTATCAGCAAGAGGCGGGCTCGCTCCATGTTCGTTACGGGCCATCGTCGGCGTACCGATACGCTTCCTTCGATGATGGGGGCGACGTAATAATCTCGAATGGCGGAGTCAACTCGGCGGGGGATCTCTATTCATCCTCGGCGGTGCGGGCGGTGCTCGCGGTGAAGGCCGGGGAGAATAACGCCGGCGGTCACTTCGTCCAGCTCGAGGTCGGCGGCGACGGGACAAATCCGCAGGTCGGATGGTTCCGGAACAATTCGGCGTGGTGGCGGGCGTATGTCGACAACAACGGGCAGCTCACGTTCTTTGATGGCGCCGTCAAGCTCCGGTTGAATCCGGGGGGCGAGGTCAGGGCGATCCAGTTCACGGCGACGGCGACTCCATGACTACGGGATTCCGGACGGAGTACGGCGGGAGCTCGAAGGATCTGGACGAGCTCTTTGCGCCAGGCGACAGCGGGGCGTCGACCGGATTTTTCTCGGGGTATCGGGGCGTCGATGTGGGCCGCGTGTTTGCTCCGCTCGCGTACGGGAGCCGGCTCTCGTTCAATACCGGATTCAAGGCGAGCGACGGGCGCGATCTCGCGGACTGGTTTGCTGCGGCGGGGACGGTCGGGGCGGATGGTCTATGGCCGGTGTCCGGGGGTTACGTTGCCTCGAATAACGGTCAGTCGCTCTTTGTGACGGACACGATCGCGGCGCTGACGGGCCGGCTCTCCTATACGCGCAACTCCGACGGGAACAACGCCGGGATCTCCCCGAATCTCATCGCGGCGCGGTTCGCGCCGTGTCCGGGGGAGGAGCGTGCGAACGTCAACGATCTCCAAACGTTCGGCGGCTTCATTTCGAACGGGCTCTATAGCCTGCCGCTCGGCTCCGGGTTGCGGCTCGAGATCTACACCGACGGGATC